ATTATAATAATCTGAGTACTTGCTCCTGCAAACAATTTACTCAAACCATAAACAGAATAAAAAACAGCTGAGGCACTAACGGATAAAGCAGATAATGCTATTATTATTGGGAGGAAAAATTTTTTCATCTTATTTTTTTTCTTTCCACCTAATTATCTGACCATCTTTTAGAGAATCTTTTGTATTAATGATTATAACTTCAAAATTTTTAACCCCTATCAAATGATATTGATCATAATTCATCTCTTGAACTACCTCATACTTTGGAGAACAACCAACTAACAACCATAATAATATTAGATATTTTTTTTTAATTACGTCAACAGCCACTTTTACACCTTGCTGTTCTAGGTATCATAAATCTTTTCATATCTTCTATTATTAAATATTTTGACTTTCAATTTCTTTTATACTCTTAAAATGACAATCTACTATTTTATTCTGAAAATCAGGATCTAATAATAAATCACACTCTCTTTTATTAGTCATAAAAAAGTTTTCTATTAAGATAGCAGGACAAGATGTTTTCCTTAATACATAAAATTGTGCTTCCTTATCTTCATCTCCATCTCTTGTATCTTTCCTTAATTTATGATCAGGAAAACTTTCCTTCATATTATCTATAAATATTGTAGCAACTTTATCACTTTTTGTTTCCCCTTCACTAGTATATACACTATATCCATTTGCACTTTCTTTATTAAAACCATTTGAATGTATAGATACATAGATACAATTTTTCTTTTCTTTATGTAAGCTATTAGCTTTAGTAACTCTCTTTCCAAGACTTACATCTTCTTGGGAACCAACAACATCTACAGCATCAATACCAGCTTCTTTACACTTATGAAGTAATTTACTAACAATTTCACGATTTCCAACTCCTTCAAAATATTGAGTTCCATCATCCCATTTTGGGCTACGTTTACCAGAAGTTTGATAAACTCCATCTATCATACCACCATGTCCTGGGTCTAATACCCATTTATAACGATTATCTAACGAACTATCCTTTATAGATAGTGAACCTGTACTTCCTATCATTTTTTTTTTATTATACCGAAGATTTGTTTTAGATTAAATATTCTCATTTTTTATTATTTGTTCCATTAGTATTTTTTACAAAGGATTTAATAATAGAAACCCCTAACATAGCACCTGAATAAACAAGTAAACCATTAAACAAATTTTCATTTATACTATAAAAATTTAACCCATCTACTATAAAAGCTAAACACGCTAAAGTACCTGAAAGAAGGCCTAATGTTTTTTTAGAGGAGTATTTATTATCTATTTTATCTTCGGTAAAAATATCTTTTATAAAAGTCATAATTATAGGTTATTGTATAATTATAAATATTATATTTTTAACCAAATATTAGGTTATTTCACACGCCCCTGCAGAACATGCAACTTGACCATTTAGGTCGGTTTCGTCTGAAATTTCTTTTATTTTGGTGAGATTTATATTTGTTAGCATTTTTTCTAATCTATAATAAGTACTTTGAGATATGTCTTCAAAAGGAGCTTGAATATAACTCCCTCCTTCATATGGGATTACTGATAAACCATTAAATGTTTCATTATATTTCCACATCCATTCACCTACTTCTTTCCATTCTTCAGGTTTTATTGAAACTGTAGCGGATACGTTATTTGTATTAGCTCCTTTTCTATGGCCTGATTTTACCCATTCAGTATTAAATTTACGAACTCTTTCTAATAAATCTATAGCTGATTCATTTCTCATAATAGCATTATTTGGAGATTTTTGGGGAACTGATATTACAGCTTGTATGTGAGATTTAAAAAAATCATCTTCAACCAATTCTGGGTGGTTATGTGATAAATATTGATAAAGGGATTCATTTTTTCCTACCCTCATTCTTCTAATATAATAATCATTATGCCAAGCATGAATTCCCGATGAAGTTCCTAACACTAATGAACTAGTTCCTGATGGTTTTACTGTAGTTACTCTTGAGGCTTTATTAACTCCTACAATTTTGGCAATTTCCTTATTCGCTTCTTTAGCTACTTCAGCAGCTTCTTCTAAATTATAATTTAAAATGGCACCACTAGCTATTCCGGTCATCCCCACACCAATTAATGCTTCTTTTTCAGTTGTTGTTTTCCAAATGTCCCTTAAATAGTGGAAATTGGTATAACTTGCCTGTAATGTACCCAAAAAGGCTCCAATTCTGGCTCTTTTATTTAAATCTTCTTGAGATTCGATATTAGAAACATTTATTTCTGTTAAATTACAAAACTGAAAAGACCTTAAAGCAATTTCGCAACATGGGTTTGTACCCCAATCTTTATCATTTGAAAAATAAATGCCGGGTTCACCTGAGTTGCTAGCTTCTATTTTTTTCCACAATTTTACAAAATCATCTTTTTTAACCTTAGGTCGAACAACTACTACAGAATTGTTTGCTCTTCCTCTTTGTGGGTTCTTTTCCCACCAAGCTCCAAATTTACTAGATAACATTTCTTCATCATCGATGTTAAACAAAGAAATTAGCGCTGCTCGGCGAATACCCCCGGATAAAACCGCGTCAGCTATATGACATATAATATCATGTGCCTCAATGGGTTTTAGTTGATCTCCGTTTTCTTTTCGATCAAATAATTTTTTAATTTGAAATAAACATTCTTTTAAAGGTTCAGGTCCTGGTGCTTTTCCCCCTGCAGTAAGTAATAATTCTCCTTTTGCTCTAATGTCTCTAAAATCAAAACTAGGAACTGTATTTGATAACCCAAAATAAGCCTTACAAAGTACCTTTACAGCATCTGCCCAACCCTCAATAGAATCACCAATTAAAAATCTTCGTTTTTTGAGAGGTTTTCTGATTTCGGGTAATCTTTCAACATGATGTCTTTGAACGCTGAATCCTACCCCACAACCCGATAATAATAGGAACATAATTTCTGAAAATGCACAGAAGTCATCTATTGGTAAAAATGAACAGTTAAATATTCTTGAATTATTTATTTCAATTGGTTTACCTGCAAATTGTAAACTACGCATTGAGGGTAAAACCTTTTTGTCATAAACAAATTTATAGGCTTCATTAATTTCTTTTTTAAGTTGAGGAAATGTTTTAAGATGCATTTCTTTATTTCGAGTAACAATTTCTTTCCATGTTTCTCTCCTTTGTTTTTTAGGATCATATTTTGCATATTTGTTATAAACAACAATATCAGATAGAATCTGTTGGGAAATATTTAACTCAGCCATATTTGGTATTTAATTTAAGGGTTAAAATTAAAAAATTGTTCTTTTAAATGTTTTCTATCATAACTGTCATATTCACCATTTTGGGGCTTTTGATTTCTTTCAAGGGCAGCTTCCATATCCTCTTCATCATATTCATGAACTTCAAAATTACCTATTGAGGTATCTATTTTAACCCCAAAAGTCAAACCATCCATCCCATATCTATTTTTCATAATATGGAATCTACCAGTACCATTTATTTTATCCTTGGCTTTTCTGGAAAGGGATAAACAGAAATCAGTGATCATTAACTTATCATAAGACCCTGCTGCTTTGTCTCCTTCAATTATATCATCCTTTGCACCTGCCCTATTTACTTGAGAGACACTCCAAATTGGGAGATTTAATTCCCGAGCTAATCCCTTTGTACTTGTATAAATATCATCTATTTCCATTTTCCGGTCCACATTCCTTCTTTTTGATGCAAGAAGATCAACATAATCAATAAGAATTAAATCTGGTTTTATATCTAAATCCATTGATTTTTTTATGTGTGATTCTATGGTGTTAATTGTGGTTTTGCCTGTAGGAAATTCTTTAATAATTAATTTACCTGGGATTTGGGGTATAACTTCTTCAACCCTGTCTTTATTGTCTTTAATTTTATTTACTGGGATTTTGGTGAAAAAGGCATCATATCTCCTCCCCACATAATCTTCACCCAATTCCAGAGTATAGTGTAAAACATTATAACCCATTCTTACAGCATATCCTCCTAAAGCAACTAAACACCAAGATTTTCCACCTCCAGGGTTTCCAAATATTAGTCCAAAATCACCATCACCTAATCCACCCTGTAATAAGGCATTAAAATCCTCCCAAGGAGTTGGAATAGGGTTTCTAGTATCTTCTCTATATCTAGATTCAAGATCCTTAACATATTCATGACCAATATTTTTATCTTGTCCTGCTTTCATAGCATTTTCAATCATGGTTTTGATTGAATCATAATCCCCAGCTTTTAATAAATCTACTGAACTTAATAATGCTTTTTTAAGTTGTTGATTTTTACAAAAAGTGGAAAATTCTTCCTGAACATATTCTAAATCTTCATCTGATGATCTATAAGCCTCTCTTAATTGTTCTTTAACTGATACTTGTAATACTTCATTTTCTATTTTTTTAACTTCTACTTTTAAAATATCTAATGAGGGGGTTGTATGATACTTATCATAATACCTTATAATTTCTTGTACAATCCATTTGTTTGATTGAGAATTAAAATCATCTGCATTTAAAACATCATAGATATTTACTAAGAAGTTTTTATGTGTAAGTAGAGAGGATAAAACCTTTATTTGAAAACTAGGACCATATTCGTCTATTGATTTGAGTGTCAATGTAGTAAATTTATTTGTTCATAATTAATTTAGTGAAGACATCTTTTAACCAGAAATCTAAATTTCTTATCATGCCCCCTAATTTATCTTCATTATACAGAGCTGTAAACTGCTCAGGAATATAATGAAGCTCTTTTGATTCTACAACCTTATCTAAATAATCCTTTTCATTTTGATTTAACATGGGATTACTTAAATCCATTAATTTGTAATTTTTTTCTAGGTCAGATACTCCTTGTAATATACGAGCGTATACAATATGATCTTTAAATTTATTCTCACATATAATTAAAATATCATCCCAAGTCATTTCTTTTTCACTTAATTCAGGGAATTTTTTTAGTAATCCCTTTTCACCCAATCCCTTTACACCCTTGACATTATCTGAGCTGTCTCCAAGAAGAGTTTTGTACAGAATAAAGTTCTTTGTTGGCATTTTATACCTATCTTCCATCACAGATTCAGTGTAATATTTCTTTTCCATAGGACGATAAACTATAACATTTTCGCTTATCAACTGGAGGAAATCCTTATCGCTGGATATTATGAAAGATTTGTCTTCGCGTTGATTAATGACCTTAGAACTCAGATATGCGATAATATCATCCGCCTCCACCTTATCAAGAATTACTGATTTTACAGGTAGGGTTTTTAGGTACTGAATTATTCTAACTATTTGATCTACTTTGGAATCGTGTTCTTCATCTATATTTTCAAAAACTTCCCAATTGGTAATCCTTGAAGCATTTCTACCAGATTTATAATTGGGATCAATGTTTTTTCTATTATTGGATGAGCCCATCCCATCAAAGATTATATAAACTTCTGTTGGTTGGATTTGACGAATCATTGCCCCTAATGACCTAAAAAATCCACCTAAACCCCCAACATGAATACCCTCAGGATTTACCATATTCAACATAGCAAAATTCCTAAAAAATAGGTTTAACCCATCAATGAATAAAACCCGTTTCCCCTCTGCAGTTTCTTCTCCTTGCTCCTGAAGATTATCTAGGAGTTTTAATAAGTTTTTTTTATCCATAATTTATTGTGGTTCTTCTGTATAAGAAGTAATATCGTTATATTCCAGATCTTCTTCTACAATCTGAAAATCAGTCCCTCCCAGTATCTTATTCCAAGCTTTAGAATTTTTATCTTTATAATTCTTTAACTCTTTATCATCATCATTAATAAAACCATGAGGAGTCATAATTATTCTTCCCCTTGTAGTAATCCCATTGATATGGTTTTTATCAATTTGTAGATTAACACGTTTAGCAAATTCAACCTGTTTGCCATCTTTAATTGCTTTAATTTTAGATGTTCCAGCATTTGAAATATTTCCAAAAGTAACTACAAATGTAGAATCAAACCACATTGCAAATCCACCTTTATTCATCAGTTTAGGTTTGCCCATAGGACTTTCAGCTTTTGCTGTCCAAACCTTATTTATACAAACTAAAGTATTAGTGTATTGAGATGATTCTTTACGAGATAGAGTAACACGTTGATTAACATTATTTCCAAATTGAGTTGACATTGCACCAGCATTCCACTCATTGTTGTTTTTATTAGATTTAACAGACATTTCACAAGGAACTGAACCTATGCTGTCCCAAAGGAATAATAAATCATAAGGCAAATTGCCTTTTTTCTGTTCATCCATTAAATCTAGAATAAAAACGGCTACGTCTTCTATAGTGTGGATAGTTTCTCTATCAACATAAATAAAATTACCTTCATAGTTTTCAACTTCACCTGTTTCTTTGTCTATAATCTCTTCTACATTTAAACCCATTTGTTTAGCATATTCCCAATTCCATTTCATTTCGGTAATAATAAAAACGGGTAATATATTTCTCTTTTGGGCTGATACTGCAGATTCTAGCAAAGCAGTGGTTTTACCTGTATCAGAATGACCCCTCAGTAACACAATATGCCCCATTGGGATACCTGGTACTGAGGTGACATTTTGAAATGCTTTAGAAAGTGGGATCCAAGATTGGTCTTTAAACTTAACGTTTTGTTTAAGACCCTTTTTTTCTTTAAAAGAGTCTAAACTAAATTTGGATTTTATTTCTTTGGAGACTGCCTCCGATAGTGATTTTTTTATTTTGGGCATATAAAACTAAATTAAAAAGGTAAACCATCATCTTTTTTATTATCATCCTCAAACATATCATCAAATTCATCTACTTTTGATTTTTTAGGAGTACCTTGAGTTGATAAACTATAAGTCTTTTTAGTTTTTTCATCTTTATCACCTTCAAAACTTGATGGAGTTTCAGAAATAATACTATCTTCTTCATCCTCCCCTTCAGTCAAGAATTTTTGCAATTCCTCCTTAAGTTTGTCATAAGTGTATTTGAATCTTTCCTCCAAAAGAATTGGTTGAGTTTCTAACCAAGATTCAACTTGTTTAGCATCTGAACTTAATGGTGTTTGTTTTGGCTTTGGCCTTAAACTAAGTGCAAAACCAGGTCGGTCTTGTACCTTAGAAGCATTAACTACAAAATCAAATCCCTCAGCGACATTTGAAAAATCACCATAATCTTCATCTTCTGCAATTGAAAGCAATTCCATATAAATGGTTTTACTAAATTCAAATAGACGAACACCTTTTTCTTCTTCACCTCTAACAACTACCGGAGCAAATACTCTCAATTTCGGGTCTAACTTTTTAGCTAACCTCCAGTTTTCAGGTTCACTTGATTTTCTTAATTGTTTTGAAAATTCAACAATGGGATCTTTTTCACCCCAATTTGATAAAGCAACAATTGGAAATTTTCCAATTCCATAATGCATAAATATCTCTTGGAATGGGTTTGTTGGTGTTTCTAGTTTAGAAGGAACAAAACGGATTTGGTATTTTCCTTCCTCTCTAGGTTTCCAATAGATTAAAGTATAATCTTTCTTTTCTTTACTTTGTGGGTTTGATTGTTTGTTTAAAGAGTCTAATCTGGCTCTGATAGCGTTTAAATCCATAATTTTACTTGTTTTTGTTTTTGTTTATAACATTAAATATAATAACCTTTTATTAAAAATCCAAATTAGAGTTCAATTATCTTATGGATTTTTGTATTCAGTTGTTTTAAATCATTATGCTGAGTAAGCAGAATGCAATTTCGGTAATGTTGCCAATCTATTGGAAATTTAGTATTAACAACTCCACCATTTAAGCTTTTTATAAGCTCATTCAAAGCGTTTATAGTATATAGAGTATTTGTTTCTTTCTTTCTATGCACTAAAATTGTATTATCTGGTATATCAGTAACGTTCCCATTATCTACATTATAGGTAATAACATATTCCTCATTACTCTTAATGTACAGCACAAACATCTTATTGTGCATTATAGAATACCTTGAAGACAATGCATCTACTGCATTATCTATTTCCTCTAGGGTTGTAAAAGTGAGGAACAATTTATTGTTCAAATCTCCAATATTTAGTGGGTTATCAAAATCATAACTTATACTATAAATATTATTTATCTCATTCAAAATCGTAGTTTGTTCCATAATTTATTTTTACTTGTAACTTATATTCATCAAATATTTTTAATATCTCATTAATTATATCCTCTTCTGTATTATCTAAATCGAATAAAAATGAATCATAAGTGTATAATACCAGTTTTGTGTTTTTATTTCTTAATAATTTTATTATTCTCCATAATATACGAACGTTATTTGCGGTCTCCAAATTTTGTAGCAAGTAATTAAACAGCTTTTGTGGATTCATGTTTTCCAACTTTTCCTTTTTAAATCTATGATTAGATATAGGACATTCAATGTAACCATCATTTTCAAATTTATCCCATAACTCACTAACATATTTTTCTATTTTTTGGAAAAATTCTAAGTGTTTATATTGTTTAAATACTCCACCATATAATTGTTTAAATGTTAATTCTTTGGATTTTTTATAGTCCACCTTATACATTTTAGCAAACTCTCCATGGATATCTTCAGTATTGAAATTATAATCAATAAGGGAAGCAGCCAAAGTAGGGTGATAAGCAGAGATGTCAATTTCAACAAACTTATCATTACCTGGAATAAACGCTTTCCTACATCCATTTTCTTTATTAAGTGCCGCATAATTTATCCCTCCAAATCTGTTAGATGGTCTAGTTGTAGTAGTCCGGTAATTATATTGTGTGTATATTTTATTTTTCCCAGGTTTATCGAAGTAGTCTTCAAACAATTGGGGATCCACTTGTATTCCATTCCTTTCGATGGCGTTGAATACCAATGGAACTGTGTCATTGTAGAATTTATTGATTGGTTCATTTATATATTGTTTTAGGTTATTATAATTTTTTTCACAAGATTCATAATGTTTAACTATTGGTATAATTCTGTTTATGTCTTCTTTATTTGGATACTTTTGTAGAAAAAATTTATGAGCTCTTGTAGTTTCCATTTCATAGCTTGGGGAAGATAAAGATAAGTCGTTGATGTTTTTCCGCGCGTATAAATGCAGAAATTCCTTTTTACCCCAAACCCATAACGTATCATAAGTACTAATTAATTCTGCGATATACTCGCTGTTT